GGGGCAAATAGGATGGGATAAGCAGCCGTGGCGTTTTACCCGATCTACTACCTTTGAGTTTTTTGAAGATAAATTTGAGGATATTGTGGCGGGGGTTACTTTCAGCATAGATTTAGAGGTTCCGTTCCTTTATGATGTTTGCGATCTGCCAAGTAACTATGAGCTACCTGAGAATGAAGTTATATTTATAAACCCAAGTCGAATGAGTAAGATAATAGATTTTATAGTAGGTAGCGGTGAGCCGATGGAGCAAGACGATACCGACTTTACAAATAATAGCCTTGTTGTGCCGCCTTTGGTATTTATAGATGGGTTAATTTTGACGTATCAGGTAAGGAGCGACAGGCGTTACATTTCATTTAATTCAGGAACAAAAACAATAACAATACATGGAGGCGTTAATGAAGGCGAGAATGTACAGATTTATATTTAGTGCATTATTACTTTGCGCATCATTTGCAGGCAAAGGGCAAACGGTTGATGGCAAACTTTACACGATATTCAATAATTGGTATCAATGGAGCGGGGGTAAGTTTAATACTAATTTGAATATCCCAAAGGTTACGGCTACCAATGGCAGGGATACTGGCGGAATCCGCTATGCTTTGGCAGACAGTTCCGTCTATGTTTGGACTGGTAGTCAGTGGCGTATTGTAGGGCGTGATATTGATACGACTTCGCTAAGCAATAGAATTAACTTAAAAGTGAATATCAGCGATACAGCCTCAATGTTAAGTCCATACCTTCGCTCAAATGTAGCGGCGGCTACCTATCAACCTATTGGCAATTACGACACGGCAACCGTAGTAAAAGCCTACGTAACAAATGCCGAAGCGGTTACGATTACAAAAGGGCAGGTGGTGTATATCTTTGGCGCAAGTGGCGACAGGGCATCGGTTAAACTTGCAAAGAATACAAGCGACACTTTCAGCTCTAAAACTTTGGGGATTGTTAGGGCGGATATTGCGGCGGGTGCGGCAGGATGGATTACAACACAGGGGCAGGTGAGTGGTATCAATTTAGGGGCATATAGTCCGGGGGATATTCTATGGCTCGATAGTGTAGCGGGTGGGTTTACAGCTACAAAGCCCCAAGCTCCTTATCATGCTGTTTTTGTGGGGGTTGTGGAAAGAGCAAATGCAGGGAACGGATTAATTTATGTGAAGCCACAAAACGGGGTAGAATTATCGGAGATACATGATGTCAGAATTACAAATGAAGCAAATAATGACATTATAAGATACAACTCTTCGCTGGGATATTGGGAGAATAAGAATCAGAGTATTTTCGCTTACACGGCTCAAACTACAACATACAACGCTCTTGCATCTGATTATGTTATTCATTGCACAAGCGGAACATTTACCGTAAACCTGCCAACGGCGGTAGGGGTGCAGGGTAAGGTATATATAGTTAAGAACAGCGGCAGCGGACTGATAACAATAGATCCAAACGGAACGCAAACAATTGACGGGGCTTTGACATATAAGATAGGCGGCAATGAGTCGCTAAAATTAATGAGTACAGGCGCAAACTGGATAACATTATGACAATAGCAAAAATTAGGTACGGGGCAGGATTGCCCGACAGTTCAGTAGGATTTGACGGGGATTTTTATTTAGATACTTTGAACGGTGATTTGTATCAAAGAGAATCTGGAACTTATCAGATTGTAGCATTAGGCGGCTCAACGGTTAGCTCCATAGGATCTGATTTATATTTATTCAATAACTATTAAAATAAAAAAAGATGGCACAAAATACAAAGCCAGTTTTCGCATTATTACCTGAGACCGCAAGGGCGGTTATTACAACTGCAACCACTGATAAAAGCGGTGCGACCACTACTAACTTAGTAGAATTGGTGGAGGCTGCTACTGATGGCACTAAGGTTACTCGTATATCTTACAAGCACGTAGGGACATCAACAGCGGGTATCTTCATGGTGTTTATTACAGATACAAGCGGCGCGAATTTAAGGCTTTATGATGAGCAGATTTATTCAGCGGTTACATCATCAAATACGGTAGCAACGGCAGGCGGCACTTTGATTTATCCCGATTTGCAATTAAAGTCAGGGCAAAAAATATTTGTAGGAGCAACAACAGCAAATACTAACATTCACGCTTTCGCAAGTAAAGGAGATTTTTAATATGTTTAAAAATTATCAGGATACAAGCTCAGCAGACCAATTTAAAGGATTTCCTAACTTAAACTTTCAAGGTAGCAATTCTGCTTATAGGTTTAGTGGGGTTTCTTTTTGGTTAGATGCTGCTTTTGGACTTAATACTCAGACTAATTTAGGAGCGGTAAGTAGGTGGCAGCAGCGTGTTGGTGGCGGTGTATTTACACAAGGAACAGCTGGCAATCAGCCAAGATTGATACTAAATGATGCAAATTATAATAATTTCCCAAGTGTTGAGGCGCAAGATACTGCAAGGTATATGTTTGGAAATTTTACATATGACGCATTAAATATGACTATTGCAATTATTAGCAAGGTAAATACACCGCAGCAATTCAATTGTATTTTTGGTAGTCCTACTCCTGGAAATAATGACCCGGCAAGAAGTATAAGTGATGGAGGATTAAATTCAGGAATGACTGGATTTGGTTCTCATAGTATAAATCCTGCTGGGTCAGGAGTAAGTTTTCTTGGGAATACTGAAAATACTAATGCAAGAATAAAAATATTAACGGCCAACAATGTAATTGTAAATTCAAATATTGAAACAACTGGTACTGCAAATGCAGGATTAAGTATAACTACTTCTCAATTATTTAGAACACAATTTTTTAATTATAATTTAGTTGGAAGTCTTGCTGAAGTAATAGTTTATAATTACTCAATGACATCAACAGACGCAATCGCTTTATCTGACAGAATAAATCAAAAATATGCTTTATATTAAATTCAAAACATACGAAGAGGCATGGCAGCTAAATGAAAGGGTTACGGCTGACTGCATTAAAAATGGTGAGTGGAGCGATGGTACTAATAACTATTGCAACCCTACGCAAAATGAGAACGGACAATGGGAAGTGCCAATACTCGATGGATACGAAAAGTATTTCACCCTTGCCGAAATAAGTAGGGCGCAAGCTCCTGAGTGGTTTAGCGTACCTACATGGCGGCTTCGTGCCATCCTTGCCGTGGATGGGTTGGAGGCGAATGTAACGGCTGCCCTTGCAACGCTGCCAGAGCCGAATAAAACCTATGCTGAAAGGGCGTGGAATAATGGAAGCACAACGGAAAGAAACAGCCCTACGGTTACAATGATTAAGGCGATACTTACTTTGAATGATAGCGAGGTTGATGATATTTTCCAACGTGCTGCAAATATTGTGGTGTAATGCGAGGGTTTATCCTTTTAATCGTAGCTCTTTTGATATCGGTAGTGTTAATGCCGATTGGCTTTATTTTTCAAATAATTGTGACATTATTCAGGTCGATAGACCTTTATTTATTTCACATAGCAAAGTCAATCGATCAGCATGGTAATTTGGTTTGTGCGGAATTATTTAACCTGACTTTGATAAAAAATAAGGGTTATAAGTTTGGAGATATGGATAAGACGATCAGTTACGCTCTGGGAAGAAATGCCGAAACAAAAACTTTAACGTATTTAGGTAAGAAGGTTTGTAATTTGTTGAATGTAATTGAAAAAGATCACGTGAAAAAAGCCGTAGAATATGAGCGCAAAAATTGAGTTTATTAGTGCATGGGTTGTTGGACTTATTGCTTTTGTTACAAAGCATGATTTATTGATTTATGTCGCAATAGGGTATAATATCCTTGCAGGTATAAAAAGCGCACCCGGAGCGTATAAAAATATTGTTTCATTAAAAAACTATATCTATGCCAGAATGGTTAAAAAGACTAACGAAAACTGATATAAGAAACAGCCTTGCAGTTATTATTGTTTTGGGCTGCTTTATTCTTTTATATCTGTTGCAGTCAAAGGCAATACCTGAGCAAAACCATGATCTTGTATTAACGATCGGGGGGTTTGTTTTTGGTGGTGCGCTTGCAAATGTAGTAGGCTTTTATTTTGGATCAATGAAACAAGACAAAAAAAACAATGACACCGAAGGATAAACAATTACATTTTTGGGCGGGCGTTTGGGTCAGCTTCGGCGCACTTATTTTATTTAAGTCATTAGAAGTAAAATACTGCTGGCTTTATGTTCTTTGCGCCGTGTTATCTGCCGCCGTTGGTAAGGAGCTTAAAGATTTAATGGACTACGGTAAATTCGACTGGAGGGATGCGGTTTACACTTTCGTGGGCGGTATGTCAGGTTTTATACTTTCATTCTTTTAACATGGGTAAATATTTGGTTTTTTTACTTTTATTGGCATCATGTGCAAACCCTAAAAAGTTGCATAAAATGATGGATAAGCTGCCGGAGGCTACGGCTAAGGAATGCGATCAAAGGTATCCTATAAAGGAAACAATAGACACAATCGAGGTGCAAGATACTGCATTGCTTAAACTTTATGAATTGGAGCTGTATTCACTTTGGCGTCAATTGGATAGTGTATTAAGTAATCATGTTGAGGATTCCATTAAAACGGTCATTCAAACCATTATTAAAGATAACCCGATCGAGGTTATTAAATATAAGCACATAATAAAGACAAAGGAAAGCACAGCGAAGTTGGAAGTATTGCAAAATGATTGCAATAAAACTATTACAAGTTTGTCACAAATTAACTCGCAAAATGTGACAGAAATCCAAAGGCTCAAAGATAAAAATGCAAAGTTATTAATTCGCAATATTTGGATGTGGGTAATTATTATTGCGCTTGCCGTATTTTCATTTCGTAAACAAATATTTAGATTATGAAAGCTAAAATATTAAAGTCTGAAAATGGCCAGTGGTTTTGTTTATTGATTGCCCGCAATGGTCAGGTATTGTTCACGTCTGAAACATACAAGCAGAAAAAAAGTATCCTGAGAATGATTAGTAATAATTTTTCTAAAATCTTAATAATAGAATGAACAGAGGCATCGCAATAATTCGTAAATATGAGGGTTTGAAACTTCGCGCTTATGTTTGCCCTGCTGGGTTAAATACAATCGGGTACGGGGCTACCTTTTATGAGAACGGGACAAAAGTAGATCCGAAGGATGTAATAACAATGGATCGGGCGGATAAGCTTTTGCATTTTCAAGTAAAGCTATTCGCTGACGAAGTGAAGCGCGTTGTAAAGTCAAACATTAACGAAAATCAACTCGGGGCGCTTGTCAGCTTTTGTTTTAATGTTGGCGGTGCTGCTTTTGGTAAATCTACACTTTGTAAAAAGGTAAATGCTAATCCTAATGATCCTACTATTAGAGATGAATTTATGAGATGGACGCGCGGGGGTGGCAAGGTACTTCCCGGACTTGTAAAGCGTAGGGAAGAGGAGGCTAATCTTTATTATGCAGCAGTCATTTAGAATAAATACGGCAAAGGAGTACAGGCTAAAATATGGCATGGATATGCCAACGCTAACGCTTGCAAAATTGATATACAAGGAAAACAAAGATCTTTTTACTTGTGTTGATGATGCCAGAACTACATTAAGATATAATGAGGGTAAGTTGGGGGATTATAGCAGAAAGAACGCAAAAGATAAAAGCTTATATATTAAAGAAGAGCGACCTAAAAACCCGTGGAAGCTGCCGCAATCTGAAGAGACAATTTACGAGCCGTTTATTATCAAATCTAAAAAATTAGCAGTTTTAAGTGATATCCACATACCTTACCATTCTGTTACTGCTTTGTCTGCCGCCCTTGATCTCATACAAAGTGAAAAGCCGGACGCAATCTTATTGAATGGGGATACGATAGATTTTTACGGATTAAGCCGATTCATGAAAGACCCCCGCAAAAGATCGGTAGCGCATGAACTACAGGCAACCCGCGATTTTTTAGATGTACTTAGCCAATTCGGGGCAAAGATTTATTTTAAGATAGGAAATCATGAGGAGAGATACGAACACTATCTGATGCGGGTCGCTCCAGAACTTTTAGGTATAAAAGATTTTGAGCTAAAACATTTATTAGAATTATATGCACGCGGCATTGATTTAATAGGCGATAAGCGCATAATGAAGGCCAACGATCTTAATATCGTTCACGGCCACGAGTTCGGGCAATCTATCTTCAGTCCGGTAAACATTGCAAGGGGGCTGTTTTTGAGGGGAAAGGTAACTGCCATGCAAGGTCATAATCACGCGGTTTCAGAACATACCGAGAGCAATATGAACGGGGAAATTACTACAACATGGAGCTTAGGCTGCCTTTGCGAATTAAACCCCGCCTATCTACCGATCAATAAATGGGCGCACGGCATGGCAATAGTTGACTTGTCAGAAAATGGCAAAGATTTCCATGTTCGCAATTATCGCATCCACAAAGGCAAAATCCTATGAGCGAAGAGATAGTAAAAATAGATGCTCCAGAATACGATTTGACGCTTGTAATAGATAGTGCCCTCACGGTATTAACCACACTTGAGGAGGCATCTTATAATAGTTACGATGAAGAGCAGGAGGATCAAATAAAGGCAAAGAAAAATGCATATAATACAATTAACCTTTGCCTTCGTAAACTTCAAAGAATCATCAGGGATTCACCGGATCGTTAATAATAAATCTTTTCTTTTTATAAAACGGAGGCAAAGGGCATGGGGCTTTTGCCCTATCTCTTAAATGTATTATTGTGGTGTGGTCATTCTTAAAAAACCTTGCCAGATCCATTAAGGTTACATATTTATAGGTGAGTACCATTTTACGGATAAAGTGAGCCTTTGCCCCGATCCTTTCCTGCCTGCGTCCTTTCATAGCCTCAACAGGGTCGATGTTATGTTGCTTGCAAATAACAAGCCA